TGGCTACCAAGTATCCACGTGAGTGCAACATTGCGATGGACTACGTAGTCAATGCGTTCATTGAGCAGACTGATCCACGCTTTGAGTTTGTCGAACGCCCACTAGATCCTGAACCATTGGTTGACCCCAAGTACTTCGGGCGATCCTTTGTCGATGTTCTGCAAGATCTACTGCGCAACCCACCGCCTCAAGAGCAACAAAGCGCAGGTGGTGGACAGGGTAGTGAACCGCTTGATGAGCACATGCCTGCACCAGCAGACATACAAGAAGATGAGTTGCGTCAAGAAGTATCCGATGCGCTCAACAGTGGCGACATGATGCAGAAGCGCCTTGCTGGTGAAGGTGGTGGCGGCAACCCATTGAAAGGTCTGGGCGTTGATCGGTCTACTGATTGGCGCAGTGCGTTGCGTGACTGGTTCAATGGCGTGAGTAAGGGTGACACCTATTCAAGAATGTGCCCACCCAATCGTAGGTTCTTACCGCTCAACATTCTTATGCCCTCGCACTTTGATGTAACAGCAGGCGAGGTTGCGATCCTTGGTGATACCTCCGGCTCTATGGAGGGCGTGTACCCCGTGATGTTCGGAGAGATCGCCGCCATCTGTAAGCAGGCTAACCCTGACATAGTGCGCTTGATCTGGTGGGACTCTGAGGTACGCAGTGAGCAGGTGTTCAAGCGTGGTCAATACGATCAGATCGCCAAGCAGTTAAAGCCAGTGGGGGGCGGCGGTACTACTCCACAAGCAGTAGAGAAGTACTTGAAGCAGAAGCAGTACCCGTTGACTGGTGCCATTTGGTTGACCGATGGCTACCTCACTCCTCCCAATTCTGTTTGCAAGAACGAGTTGTGGGCTGTGATTAACAACGACTTCTTTAAACCCAAGCATGGCAAGACCATGCGCATCCACGTGTAAGGAGATTGATATGGACTTAGCAGAAGTGAGAAAACAGATGGAGCTTTTCGATGAAGTTATCGGTACAACCAACGAAACAGGAGATGAGCAAATGGATCAACAGCAAGAAGTTCTTCACCCCAACCCCGTCGTCAACAAGATGCTGATTGCCAACCGCGAGAAGCGTGCACGACTCAAAGCGCTGGGCCTCAAGGAGACGCACAAGAAGCCAAAGAAAAAACTTGGCAGACTACCTAGAGAAACTGGCCTGCGTGTGCCTCCGTTCCTTCAACCAACCAAAGAAGAATTTACTATCAACATCTCTTCTGTACAGTCTCGGGTCATTAGCGAGTCGCTTCAGACGTTGCGTAATTTGGGTTGCACCTACGAGGTTGGTTTGAAAGGACAAGTATGGCGGCATGGTGTAGTGCCGGTTGTTGTTGATACTAAACCTCGTACGCGTGCTTTCAAGGGTAGTGCTGTATATGGTTCGCGTAGTAGATATATCCACCCATTCATTGCAGACTTGAAGGTTGGCAAAGTTGTTGAGATTCCATTCGGTGACTTTAATCCGAAAGATATTCAGTCGACGATGTCGTCACTGGTCATCAAAAAGTATGGAGCGAACAACGTGACCTCGCACATCGATCAAAAAAGACAAGTTGTAGAAATACTGCGTAAGCGCTAGTTAATAAGAAAGGAGAATACACATGAGTAGATATAACATTGACACCTGTGCACTGCTGGTTGAGTTGACCACATCATCGTGGACTGCACGTAAGCTGGACAGGAACGTAAGCGAAGAAGTTGTTAGCAACAAGGGCGCACAAGCGAAAGGTGCGGCTCGGGTCAACAAGCATCTGCTTGCTGGTCGCAATGAGTTGGATGTAGTGGTTGCGCATGTCAACTCTGCACGTGAGTATGTTTATACCCACACCTTGCCTTGGTCTGATTCGGGTCTTCGCTTGTTGCCTTCTGCGCAGTTCACTGCGTTCAACGATGAGATGAGTAAGCGTGAGGAGCAATTCAGTGCGCTCGTTAACGACTTCATCACGATCTACCCCACGCTGATTACTGCGCAAGCGATGGCATTGGGTAGAATGTTCAACCGCAACGAGTATCCAGACCCCAAGAACATCGCGGGCAAGTTTGCTTTCCGTGTCAATTACATGCCTGTGCCCCAAGCAGGTGACTTCCGTGTTGACGTGGGCAACGAAGCGCAGAAGGATCTGCAAGCCAAGCTCAGCAAGTTGGCTGATGAGCGCATCGATGCGGCGATGAAGGATGCACGTGACCGACTCAAAGCGCACCTTGACCGCATGATGGAGCGGCTCAAGATTGAGAAGATCAACGGCAAGGTTGTTCGGGGTCGCATACATGACTCGCTGATCGAGGGCGGGTTGGAGTTGTGTGGTCTGTTAAAGGTGCTGAACATAACCAACGACTTGCAGTTAGAGGCGGCTCGGGTTGAGGTCGAGCGTGTGTTGAAGTCTGTCACGCCTGATGATCTGCGCGAGCACAACGATGCACGTACCGAGGTGCGCACCCAAGTGGCTGACATTCTCGACCGCTTTAAATTCTAAGGAGAAAACAATGAATCAAATACGTATGGAAAATGCCATGGCTTTAGCAGAAACTTGTTGGCAAAAAGCTATGACTAAAAACCCGGACTTCGTGGAGCGCTACTTGGAGTTGGCGGCGGAGTTATTGTCAATCAAGCATCAAGTCACAGGCGATGAGTTTAGAGAGTACTGCGCCAAGAACGGTTTGAGGAGACCCGCTAACTTACATCCGAATGTATGGGTGTCGGGGGTACGGGCTTTAAAAAGCATTGGCTGGATTTCTCCGATGAGAAAGGTTGAGCCTGTGAAGATGCACAACCACATGCCCACAGTAACGCTGTGGCACAGTAAATTGTTTGGCGCAGACCATAGGGAATAAGCATGAGACCGCTACGCGTATTGAAGTTACACCAAGAGCACGACATGGACTTTGTTGCCGTGTGCGTGCTCGACATGCTCAGTGATTTCCCCGACCCCACGCCGACTCAGACCATAGTGGACGAGTGTGCCAAGGATAAAGTAGCATCCGCCGCCACTACTCACAGGAAGCTGGGTACATTGAAAGCGATGGGGTTGGTCAGCGAGCACCTGCACCCCGAGGACAAAGACGGGCGCAAGTGTTACATCAAGATCACTGATACCGGTATGAAGTTACTCAACGAATGGGAGGGCAAATGAACGACGAACAAATCTTTGAACTAGCAGAGAAGATCGGATTCCAAGATGACTTTGGTCGGTGGAACTTTACGAGCGAGGGCTTGCTGGACTTTGTGTTTATGGTGCATAAGCGTGAATGGGTTGGGCTGGATGGCGAGATACCCGGCTTGGGTTTAGTTACCGAGGAGTTTTATAACGGGATGCTTTTTGCCGAAGACATTTTGAGGGAGAAGAACGGATGAATTACGAACAAGCAAAGCCTCTTGTGGAATCGTTAATGCACGTTGCGGTCCTGTATCACGCTTCACCGTCACTGCTTAGAACAAAAATATATGACATCGTCAGTGAGTTTATACCTACTCTTGACGAGGCTTGCCGTGAGCGGGGGTGTATAGCATCTGACGACTTCACTCCCAAAAAGGAGAAGAACACATGAAAGACAAAATTATCCTAGCAACAGTTGTATCAGGAATGGTGATCCTTGTTGTAGCCATATTTTTTATTGGTGTACACCATGGGTCCCGTGTTAAAGCCATGGACATGGTAGAAATCTTTGAGGCGGGAAAGAAAGAAGCCCTACGAGTCTCACCCCGTCCATCCCTAGAACTTGAACTGACTTGCGCCAACGTATGGGCTGGCAAGGTCGCACCTCCGGAGGTATTAAAATGAGCGATAAACCTGACATGGTCAACAAACCCCCTCACTACAACAAAGGGGACATCGAGTGCATCGACGCAATCAAAGCTGCATGCGAAGGGCTTACTGGTTTTGAAGGGTACTGCACCGGCAACTCGATCAAGTATCTGTGGCGCTGGAAAGACAAGAACGGCGTTGAGGATTTGAAGAAGGCTCACTGGTACATCAAGAAGCTCGCTTCGGAGATTGAGTGATGGGGTTGTTTTGCCCTTCATGCGAAGGTGCGACAAAGATATACGACACACGCACCTACCGAGATGAGCAACGAGACTTTATATACGTGGTGCGTAAGCACCGATGTCTTGAGTGCGGACACAAGTACAAAAGCATGGAGACGTACATGGAGTTATGGCAAACACTTTTAACAGGAGGAGAGGATGACGACGATGACACCGGACCAATATGAGTTGGACTTAAAACTAGGAGAAGCGTATGTCGAGATCAAAAGGTTACGAAAAAGATTGGCTGATAAAAATGAAGAACTCAGCGAACTACGACGCACAATGGCGAGCATCCATGCCGTATCCAACCAATCCTTTTTCAAGAGTCGATCCAGCGGAGCTGATGAAGCTAATGCGGAAGACGGAGAAAGAGAAATCTACAGACCGCTTGCGTAAACTAGGAGATGCACTGCTATGACCCCCGAGGTTAAAGTAAAGCGCAAGGTTGTCTCACTGCTCAAAGAAATGGGTGCGTACAACTTCTTTCCCGTAATGTCTGGCTATGGTCGGTCAGGCATACCCGACATCGTTGGGTGTTACAACGGGTACTTCTTTGCTATCGAGTGCAAAGCAGGAGACAACAAGACCACCGCCTTGCAGGAATTGGAACTGCAAAAAATTCGTGATGCGGGCGGCATCGCGCTAGTAATAAATGAGGAGAACCTTGAACATGTCCAAGCCGCCATACGAGCGCATACTGGTAATTGACTTTGAAACACGGTGGGATAGAAAGGGGTACACGCTAAGCAAACTCACCACTGAGCAGTACATACGCGACAACCTGTTTAAAGCGTTCGGTTGTTGTATTAAAACGTACGGTGAAAACAACACCGTATGGGTCACACACAATGACTTACCCGCCGCCTTCGATGCTATCGACTGGTCGACCACCGCAGTGCTAGCGCACAACGCTCAGTTTGATGTAGCGATCCTCTCGTGGGTATACGGGTGCAAGCCTGCGTTCATCTTCGACTCGCTCTCTATGGCGCGTGCTCTGCGTGGGGTGGAGGTGGGCAACAGCCTTGCCAAGTTAGCCGATGAGTTTGGTCTGCCCCCCAAGGGACAGGCTGTGTACAGCACAGATGGACTAGCCGAGTTAACGCCAGCGATTGAGAAGGAGTTGGCTGACTATTGTGCACACGACACGTACCTGTGTGAGGAGGTGTTCAAGCGTTTGGTCAAGGGCTTCCCTGCCAAGGAGTTAAAGTTGATCGACCTCACGCTGAAGATGTTTACCAACCCGGTGTTACAACTTGATAAGGAGATGCTCAGTGCAGCGATTGAAGAAGAAAAGACAAAGAGAGGCGATCTTCTTTCGCGTCTTGGTGTTGAGGAGTCCGTCTTGGCAAGCAACCCGCAATTTGGTGACTTGTTACGCAGTCTTGGAGTGGAGCCTCCGGTTAAGGTTAGCAAGACCACCGGTGAGAAGGCGCTTGCGCTTGCTAAAAACGATGCGCTCTTTCAGGCGTTACTTAACTCCGATAACGAAGACGTGGCTCTCCTTTGTGAGGCGAGACTGGCAGTTAAATCAACATTGGAACGCACACGAGCGCAGAGATTCTTGGACATTGCGCAACGCGGTTCGCTTCCGGTACCCCTTAACTATTACGGCGCACATACAGGGCGCTGGTCTGCTAGTAAAGGATCTGGACTTAATCTGCAAAACTTAAAGCGTGGGTCGTTCCTTCGCAAGTCGATCATGTCTCCTGCGGGCAACACGTTGGTGGTATGTGACTTATCTCAGATTGAGCCGCGTGTGCTTGCATGGCTGACTGGGTACGAAGCGCTCCTCGACATCTTCCGTTCAGGGCACGATGCTTACGCTCAGTTCGGTGCACAGATGTTCGGCATCCCCGACATGAGTAAAGAAAGCCACCCCGACCTTCGACAGTCTGCCAAGTCTGCGCTACTGGGGTGCGGTTATGGACTGGGGTGGGCATCGTTTGCCGCTC